CACATTTATTAAAATGCATCGTACCGCCAGCGAGGGAGAATGCAGTCGCTTTTGGTATAACACCTCTAACTGGGGATGGTGTTTTAGGATGCTCAACGTATGTCATAATGCTATCAGTCTTTTTTGCAAATTGTTTTAAAATAGTTAGAGTTAGTTTCAAGTATTGGTACATATTACTTTCTCCAGCATTTGATTCTACTACCCAGTTAAGTGGGTCAATAATAAAATTATTATATCCTTTCTCTGTGCTTTCTTCAAACTTATCTACTAAAGAATTTATAGTAGGCATTTCATCATTGTTTTCTAGAAATGCAAAATGATTTCCAATAAACTCTAATGCTTTATTCATTTCATCTTCTGTGCATTTATCAGCATAATTTGGATTTACATTCTTACCAAGATATGCTTGGCATAGATTCAGCACAAGTTCAGCAGTATTAGTTTCAGGTGAGTACATCATAACTTTGTCACCATAATGATATGCCCTTAATATGCTTAGATAATTTAATATTTCACTTTTACCACTTTGTGGATAACCACTAAAACAATAAAGAAATCCTTTTCTCCATCTAAAGTTTTCATCTAAACCTTTTATATGTGATGTCTCACCCATAGGGTATCCTTCTTCATAATAGGAAAATAATTTATCTCTTATGTCAGATACAAATACTTCTTTACAAGCATTCTTGTTATAATCCTTCTTTAATATATCATCAAAATCTTTTACTTTAATTGGCATTTTTTATTTTTATAAGTGTGTTTTCTAAATCATCTATTATACCAAGATATTTTTCTTGTTCATTTTTTATAGCATTAGTTATTTTGTTTGTGCTATCGTCTAGGGTGTTCATAAGAATTATTAATTTAACTAATCTATTCATAGTATCTTTAGCTAAATCAAAAAATTCTTTATCCATTTCCCTCTGAAACTTCCCCCTATTCTCTACTGATTCTATCCACTTTACAGTAATTGGATTAGTTTCAAATTCATTAATAAATTTTTGTATTTTCTCTTTTGTTAAT